GTCTTGTGCTGGCCGAACCGGCGTGGCATGGTGGCGTGTCCTGCTTCATCGTGGCCGGTGACACACCGTTCCTGCGTGGCGACAAGTTCACGTTCACCGTAGCAAACGATGAAGCAGGCGTTTTCCAGGAACAGTTCCGCAGGCAATACAATCGGCAGATGCCAAGCAACGCCAGCGGTGCGGAGACCGTGGACGATGCGTTGACGAGCGACTAAAGGAAACGTCGGTCTGGGTCGGGACACTCCCTCGGGGCAAACCTTCGTGGTGCCAACTCGTCCAAGTTTGCAGGATCACCGACCGGCCCATGTTCTCTGGATAAGTAAATCTCTTCGTCGTCTCCGGTGAAATACTCGGACGGTGGAAGACCTACCGAGGCACGGTACGCCGCAATGCGGGCCTTTAGCTCACGATCCGCTTCCCGCCGATTCTCAAGCGGGTTGCCCTCACGACCTTCGGGACCTACGAACGGCTTGTCGAACACGCTGCTGTCGTGTTTGTCAGGCGTCTTCCGTTTCTTGTTCACGGTACTTCTCCAGTTCTTCGGCTGCGATTCGTTGGTGCCGCTTCACCGTGTTCAGACGGTAGCATAGACCGTGGTTTCCGAAGGTGGCACCACAACGAGTGCAGTTCTGCCAGGGGACGAAGATGGAAGGCTCCACGGTGATGCGTATTTCGTGGTGACAGAAGGGGCAACTCACGTTGCACACAACCCACCACTCGGTCAGTTCAACCGGAATCATCGTGAAGGGCTTGACCTCGCAGTCCCGAACGCATTGCTCTACGTCGTCCATCGTAGTGTAGACGATCCTTTGTCCCGACATAACAGTCTCCCTATCTGTTGCTGCCGCCCCAAACGCCGGGCATGGCTGTGGCGGACTTGATACGGTTGCCGCCCGCCTCTTTAGAGACGATCATCGCGGCGTAGGCCAGGGTATCAATCTGGTCGGCGGGCTCGGCCGGGTGCCCGGTCCAGGTAAACAGTTCAGATTCGCAGTCAGGCAACCAAGGGGCGTCTTGGTTGAGGTAGATTTTACCTTGCTCCATACGATTGCAAGCGTCGGTCGCTCGAACAATCTTGTCACCCGATCTCGGGGACAGTGGACGCATGGGGAAACCGTCACGGATGAGGGTTTGGTAAATGCCAACTTGCATCGAGCCAACTTCAATCCCGATGAACTCGGGCTGGAGACGTTGGTTGATGTGTTCCTGGAAGCAGACCTTGATTGCTTTGATTACGTCCGGAATCTCCTTGCGTAGCCTGCGGCAGTCCCACCAGAGAAGATCGCCGTCGGGGGTGATTAGCCAAGTGGATATGACTGTGTGGCTAGGGGCTCTCCGGTATCGCGTTTCGTCGCCCGGCCCTTCACGCTCGGACGATGCCGGGTCGATAGTCTGGAACACTCGACAACGATTCTTGTGGACCGACTTGGTACGATTATCCGTCTTGTTCTCGCCCGGGTAAAGCATGACGATGTAGTCGCCGGACATGGTGAAGTACCGACACCACGCCTTGCGGAATCGGCCGTCGGCGGTGACGCCCCAGTCCCCTCGCATCAGTTGTTCACGGGTCACTGGGTCCAGGTTGGATAGGCTTTCCAGGTATTGCACCTGATCCAAGTACGGGTTGTCTTGAACGAACGCCGGGACGTGAGGCTTCGTGGGGTCGGTGCCGCGATACAGTTCCCCTACCAGTTTGATCTTGAAACGGTTTTTCACCCACAAGTGGCCGATGCCACCCGGGTTGCTGGCCGAACGGATACGGAGAGGGATGCGAGACTTCAGGCCGAACTCTTGACAAGCAGGACAACGCGGGTTCAGAACCTTGGTGTGCTTGGGGCAGCGGGACGTGCGGAGACGTGAGAACAAGTATAGGTAGTCGTCTTCCCAGTGTTGGGTTAGCTCGTCGAACGCGATGTATTGGAACTCGGCGGACTGGTAACGGAACTTGTGCATTTCACTGTCGAGGTATCCGAACTGCAACACGGCACCTGAAGGGAAACGCCAACGGTGTTGACCACCCTCCCATCTGGCAGGCGTGTCGTTCAACCACTCGTGGGACCGCTCGATCAAGGCCCCAGACAGTGAGAGGTCGGTCAACGTCTTGCGGAAGATCACCGCCGAGTAGCCGGGTATGTCAACGTACTGTAGAGCAGCCATCAACAAAGCGTCGGACTTTCCTCCACCGGCAGCACCGCCGTAGAACGCTTCCTTGTTAGGGAGCATCAGGAACAACATCTGCTTCGGTGTTGGGTCGTGAGGGATGTAGTCCGTCAGCCTTGGCATCAGGTTGTACGCAATCTCCGGACGTGAAGACAACCCGGAAAGGATTGTGTCCGCTCCCTTATACTGACGGTAGGCTTCCGTTCCCATGCCCTCGGACAGTGGTGCTTGTGTTGGCATCTATTTCTCTGGGGAAGATTGCTAACCGGACTCGGCGGTGTGCCCTACAGGCCTATCACCATCCGCGTCTAGCTATCAAAGTTTTGACGATCTGCCATACGAAAAAGCTCTGCACTACACCGTCAATCATTCCGCGAATGTAGAAGTGAGCTTGGTCAGTTTGTAGCCAGTCAGTCCACATTGTTTCCTCCTGCCGCTTCTGCGGCTGTTGGCTTAAGAAACGGCAATCCACAGCATCTACCTTGGTCGGCCTTTGCTTTCGCTTCTTTCATCGTTTTGGCGGTAAACTCAAACACCTTTCCGCATTTGCCACACGTTGCAACACAGCAGAATTGATTGTCTTTCGGGTGGTACGCCGCCATGTGCTGGCTGATCGTTTCACGATCACCGAACCTATGGCCGCAAACTGAACACACCCAAACCCTTTGCCGTCGCCGATAGCGTGTTATGGGGTTACTCATCACTCCCCCCTTCCTCATCGGCGGCTCTTGCGATTAGAAACTGATTGTAGCACTCAGGGCACAACCACGTTGGCGGCACTCGCAGCCGCTTGATCTCATCGCACAAATCTCGTACCCGCAACCCTTCGCCGCTACGCTCGACACGGGCGTCACCCGCGTACTCTCGAATTGCCTGGAGTCGTTGGTCTTCATCCCTTCCTTCGCTCGCTATTTCCATATCGGCCATATCTCTATCGTCCATTGTTTCCTCCTTTTGCTTCTGCGTCTGTTTGACCTTCCCCATATCATCTTCCGAAATAATCCAGGCACCGTTGAGCCCATATTCGGAATCCCAAAAAGCACCGTCTACGATGGCACGCAGTCGCTTGATCGTGGCGTCCTTCTCGTTCACCGCCTTTTCAAGTTTCGTAACGTACATATCCAACTCGCTACTGCCTGGAAACTCTATTGGTGGGTCAATGCTCATCACTCCCCCCTGCCGCTTCTGCGGCTGCCCGTGCACTATAAAATTGGTTAAGGCTATCAGCTATGCTCCAAACATCTGCCCAAGTTTCTGGCGGTGGTGCTTCAACGATTCCTGCTGGGCTTCGATACCACAGCGACATGGTCATGCCTGGTACGATTGGAACGCCATCTTCGGTCTTCGGCAGCATGTCTACGATAGCACGAAGCCGCTCGATCTCACACCAAAACTCCAATTCGGCATTGGTAGGCTCGGGTTTGGCAGCCGGTTCCCCGTATCTGAGCAACGTGTGTGTGTGGTCATCATTTTCTCGAATGGTGTAGTGTGTCATCAATTCTCTCCTTTCGCTTCGGCGGCTGCTGGTCGTGGAAACTTCAGGTCGCGGGGTGGCCGCTTATCTGGGTTGTCGGGGTCCGGTAGAACGCAGTATGTGCTGCGATACGCCCTGTCCTCTCCCTTATCAATTACCCAGTAGTAGCCGTCGTAAATAGCGACTAACTCGTCCCATAGACCAAAGCCGGTGTTGGTAATATCACAAGCAAACACCGGCTTGCCAATGTCAGCTTCAGTTGGTGCAGGCCAATGCCACTCGGGTTCCGGCGGACCCGCCAAGATGCGGTCCAAGGCTCTGCCGACTGGGATGGCCGGGCCAACTCCCAGTGATGCGTAGCGATCCCCTCCTAAGCGACCGTCATGGCATACGACCCACAAATCGCTACTACAGTCATCGAAGTCAACGACCCAGCCGCGTTGTTCTGCCTCGTCAAGAATAGCGTCTCTGAGATTCACTGACGGACATTGAAATTGGAAGTTACTCATCGTGAGCCCTCCGATCTGTCTTCCAAGTTGCTCATGTAGGCTTCGCTCTCAAGCGAGTCCACTTCTTCTCGCAACTCCGTTGTTTTCGCCTCCAGTTCTGCGACCTCTCTCTTTAGGTCGTCTACGATGCCCTCGATGAAATTGAAGGCGTCCTGAAGATCATGTACCTGTGCCATCACTTTCTCCTTCTGCTACTGTTGGGGGTTGTCACTACTCAACTCACTGTCGTCAGATGCCGCTGATTCGACATCCAATGTCAACTCCTCGTTCTGGCTCTTCAGACCTTCGGAGAAGGATGGAAGCAGCCCGTACTCCTGGGCCATCTTGAGAGCCAGAGCAAGATTCTCCAATGGTGAGGCGTCTTCTTCCTGGGAAGAATCCAGGTCCTCGACCCGAGCTTGAATCTCGGCTTCGATCTCCACCCGCTCACTCCATGCACGCTTGCCCGGACCACGGACAAGCCAAAACTTGGGGTCTCCGGCGAAGACTTGAAGCTCCGCCAACCGCCTCGCCTCACCCTGGGCCTCCATCACGTCCAGGTAGAATTGTCGGTAGATTCCCGACTCAGCTTCCCTACCTTGCCTAATCCACCGATAGAGGGTTTCCGGGCAGATGCCTAGAGACTGGGCGGCGATGTAGTCGTAGCACCCGAGACGGATGCGTTCAAGAAACTCGTGGTAGTCGTCGGCCGTTACCTTGTGCAAGGTGCAACGGCGTCCCGCGTACCGGCGACTACGGGTCTTCAATACGTCAACAGCCGAGAGAGGTTCTTGCCTCCCCCGGCTGTTGGTCGGTCGCGGCGTGTTTCCATCCGCTTTGTCGGACGCTTTGTCAGAGTTCTTGGCCATGCGGGAGAGTGTAGCACACCCGGCGATCCCGCGTCAAGACAGACAACAACTGACTCAGCGACCCAACCGGCGAATCTGGTTGACGGACGTGATTCCCCGACGGTTCGCCTCGTTGATGAGCGAAGTGGCGGAACGGCCCGTTCGAGCAGCGGCTCGGCCGAAAGCAGTCCGAACTGTGTCAGTCATACGGCCGATGGCCGTGGGGACGTTACCTCTGGTCACACACATGGTTGCACCTTTTGGGTTGTGGTGGAAGGGTTTGTGATGCCGTTTCCAGTATTTCCCAATTCTACTACTCGGCTGTTTCAGGATCAACACCAGTTTGGGCGTCGTCCTCACGATCCGCACTACCTCCCGGATACAGGGGGCGGCGGGCGGAATCGTTCACCATCAGCACCCGCTGCATCATATCCCTCTGTTCGGCGGAACCCATCTTGTATCCCTGCAACACGGGCAAGTTGAACTTTTCCAGATTCCCTTGGGGCACGACGTAGCACAGAGCGTTCGGGTCCGGGTGTTCCTTAAGAAAAGTCTGCATGTTTTTGGTTTCGCAACAGAATCGGCCTTCGTTCAAGTCCGCGTTCTGGAAACCGTAGGTGGATGAACCCAAACCGAATAAGGCTCCGTATGCGTGGGCAATCTTGCGGATTTTCAAGTATTCCTGACGAAGAAGGGTCGGGTCGTAGTCGTACTGCATGTTGTGACCCATAAGGGCGTCGTCCCCACGACGGCCCCACTTGCTGAAGTATTCGTCGAAGGACCAGTCTGGTTGGACCTGCCTCATTGCCATCTCGACCTTGTAGTAGAAGTTCTTTCTTCCCAGCTTGGTGATCCGCAAGGGTTCACACACGATTCTCTGGATGGCACCGTCCGCTTGGG